ATGCATATGTATCTATATCGTTTGAAACAAGTTGAATTTTATAATTTTTAATTACTGAAGAATTAACATCTAAATTTATATCAAAAATTTTTGTAATTATACTACTCACCTTCTTTCTCTATAATAGGATTATTTAGAATATTGAACACTTGAACAATACTACTTGCATTGTGTACTCCATTAATATTGAGTGAATTAATTAACTGTAATGCCTTTTGAATATCTTCTTTCTTGTATTTTATATCTTTCATAATTTACCTCTCCCAACTATGATAATGTAGCTGAACCAACTAACGAACCATTAACAAATACATTGAGCTTTCCAGCGTATACTTGAAAAGACATATCTTGTCCTGATGCTGCATTTCTGCAATATCTATCATCAGTGTAAGTTAGATTAAGTCCTAATGTTGCAGCTCCACTACTAGCACCTCCAGAAAGTCCAGTGCTTGCATATACTGCTGTAATGTCACCTGTATTACTTGTATATCCTTGAGATGCTACCCAATTTTGAGTTGCCAATATATTTCCATACGAATACACATTTGTTGCATATATTGATGTTGCATATGTTGTACTATTTAGATTAATCTCACTACCTGAAAGGTCAATACTTCCATACGCAATTAGAGACAAATCTCCATTATTGTACATTGTCATACTTCCATATGTGTTTTCAGTTTGAATGAAGCCAAAGCTCCCTGCATTATTATAGAAATACAAAGTACTATCCTTAGATAACGGACTGCCAATATTAAGAATACTATTGACTTGTGCAATATTAGTCGCAATCTGATTTGCAGATAATACACCTTGGATATTTGCACTATATACACGTAAGTTATTAGCAACTATGCTAGTTGTTTGGATAGTATTATTTGTTATTGTTGTAACTGTATTTTCATTAATTATTGTAGGCTGTTCAGTTACCTTGTTCCAACTAATAGTAGCATTGACTCCCATCAATACATTACTGCCAACCTCAAGGGTCTCTATCTGAGCAGTAGAAATTTTTGCATTATTAGTATTAATGTTCTCTGCATATACAGAAGGTGTCCATACTCCATTAGCATCAATATAAGTAGCATTAATCTTGTCAATTGCAAAGGTCTCAATTTCAGCTTGTCCAAAAGCTCCTACATCACTAGGAGATGCACCAGTAGTATCAATACTACCCCATTGCACAACACTTGTAGGGCTTAGTATTACAGTAGCATCAATTGATATTTCGCCATTTTCACCTACAACAAGACTATTAACACCCCTTGTAGAATCTGGAATTATTAACCCTTTTAAGGTTGCCCAGTTCAGCCGTCTTTCCTTGTCAAAACTATAGTCTACTGTTCTTCTTGTAGCCTGTAATGCTACTTGAAAATCAAAATAATTCTCTGTGAAATTACCTAGTACTACAGTATTATTAATGTGTTCAAGTATATCCTCTTCTGTTTCTAATATTCTAGCTTGAATATCTATACCTAGCTTTGAGTGTTTGACGGTTACTGTATCGCCTAATTCTATATGTTCAAGGTCTTTGTAATTAGCGTATTCCTTCGTATATTCAAGCTCAACCAAATCAATAGAATAATTGATATAGGGCTTGTCTACCAATTGCAAATACTCTTGTGCAAGATTATCCAAGTCTATTTGATTCTTTGCATCGAATTCTTGATATCCATTCTTGATTTTTGAGTAATTTGAAATATATAGACTATCAACACTACCTCCTAGACTACCATCCTTATTAGCATAATTAAGCCTAGTAACTACATTAGAAATATCCTCAGTATATTCTATTCCTTTTAGATTTTTTCCCTGTTGTATTCTAATGCCGTTGTTATTGCCTATGCTTGACTTAACGCTTATTTCTAAGCCATTAATATATAATTCACCTTGCCATACTGATAATATTTCTTTGAGTATTTCAAGCTTATTTTTTGCTCCTGTACCAATATAATTGAACCCTAAATCATCACATAAACCAACAGAAAATATTGTATCTGACAATAGATAAGTTAGGGCTTGAGTAATGCTAATGTCTGCATATACAAAACTTGATTCGTAATCATCTATAAGGTCACAAAATACAATATTCTCAGCATATACCTCTATTAATTCCTTATCATTTCCGACTTTTCTAATTTTGATAATTCTATATAACTGTCTGTCAGCCATAATTATATTATCATTTTCGATATAGTCAGCTTGTTCAAATGGGATAGTTAGAGATAAGCTATATATATCATTAATTCTTCTTTTGACTTTTGCTTCTAATGGTTCTATTACTGCCAAACCAAAATTAGCAAAATTAGTGGTATTACCACTATATACATGAAACATAATAACACCACCCTTTCTACAAGTATGTATGTCTATAGATTATTTCTACAGTACAATTTAGATTTGTTCCTACAATTGAAATATTATTATCTCCAGATAGCAATTCAATCCAATCACCAGATAGATTATTCAGCTTGTTTTCTTTGACTCCATTATTTTCTCTATAACAAATATAATTCTCACAATCTATATAGAGATTGTCTGTAATTGAAGTATTATAAGTTAGTTTACCTATTGAAATAGAATCACATGAGCCTGTTATTTTGACAATTGGCAAAGCATTAACATTACCAAAGTTTCTAACTATAACATCTGTATTTTGATTAATGCTATATACAGGCTTGATATATCCAAAATAATCACCCATAGCAACATTCCATTCCCAAGAATAATCAATATCAGTTATAGATGTTATATTAGAGTAACGATACGGGGTAGTAGTTTCAAAGGTCAGCGTAAAATATTTATTGTGTCTTACAATTTCTTCTTGAGATATTTCACCTATCAGGTTGCAATAATAGATATATGGAAAATCATCAAACCTAATAACCACCTCATTAGCTAGTATTTTGTTAAGCTTTGAGACTTCAGCCATTAATTCGTCAGTGTTATCAACCTTGAAGAAAATTTTAATTTGAATCTGCCTATTCTCATACTCTTTTCTATAAGTCACTTTCTTTCTACCATATGGTATTTTCTCTTGTACCAATGTCTTAGTAGGTATCTCTGGTACAGATTTTGAAGAAATGATGAACCTAAAATCTTCATTAGTGTAATCTACACCTTGATTATCCTGCAAATACAACTGTACCATTTTTAACACCTGCCCCTCTCAATGTTTTCTTTGTTTCATTAGCAAATTCACGCTTGAAATAATCTATGTCTGATTTGTTGCGGAATGTTGCACCTGCTAGTGATATGTTTTGGATTAATTGCATACTGTTAGTTAATTGTGTACCATTATTAGGACTATCTACATAATCTTGCTTTTTTATAGGTATAGCTTTTGCCATATTATTAGAAACACTATCCATTTCACTTTCAAATCCAACCCCTATCCCCTGTGCCATGAAAGTACCTACTTCATCGGCGAATACCTGTGATGGAGAATTAATCTTTAGTACTTTTTTAATTCCATCTACTATCCCACCAACAAAGCCTGTAACTTTGTCCCATAGCCATTTAGCCATACCAGATATACCATTCCAAATACCAGAAACTATATTTTTGCCAATATCAAGCATGGCTGAAGGTAGCTTTTTGAACCAATTAATTAGATTATCAATGAAACTAGGTATTTTCTCAGTTACAAATTCAATAATTCCGTTAACAAAATCATTTACAAAATTTCTAAATCCTTCGCAATTATCGTATAGCAACTTAAATGCACCTAAAAGAGGATTTGCAAGCAACAATAATAATGACTGCCAATTATTCTTCACAAAATCTATAACAGACCAAAAAACTTTAACGATTGTATCGATAGCAGATGCTACGGCATTTTTTATATTTTCCCATATACCTATTAATGCATTTCTAAAGTCTTCATTAGTGTTCCATAATGCTATTACTGCTGCTACTAATCCTGCTATAAGCATTACTATAACACCAATTGGATTAGCAGACATCGCTACATTCATTGCCCATTGAGCAACTGTTGCACCTTGATTAGCTAGTTGAAAAGCTTTAATTGCACTTACAACCCCTTGTATCATTGTGACAACATTAAATGCTAATAAACCTGCCGTTATTGCTGCAAGAGCAGTAATAACACCATCCTTATTATCTAATATCCAACTTATTAGTTCAGAAATTACTTCTAATAATTCAGCAACAACTGGTTCTACTAATGAACCTATTTGAGCCATAGAATCATTTAATTCAAACTGAGCATCTTTTGTCGCAATTAAAGCCCCATTAGCCTCTTTATAAGATTCGGTTACATTTGCAAGTCCTGTATTAGCAAGTAAATCAAGAATGTATTGTTGTTGTTGTCCATCTATTGCTGATTGAGCCAATCCCGCATTGAAATCATCAAGATTATAGCCTAGTCTTTCTAACATTTCTGAGAATGGTCCAACTGCCTTACCTGTAGCAAGAGTCTCTTGTAATCCATCTGCAAGACCTTCAATTTTTAGTGTGTCTGGAAATTTGATTACTGCACCACTTAAAGCATCTATAGCTGTTTGCATTTCATTATCTTTGAAGCCAGCTTCTAATAGATTAGATAATGCCTCAATATTACTATCTGTCTCACTGGAAATTGAATTAAGACTTTTAAGAGCTTCTTTTGTAGTATCAAGACCTGCACCTGCTATTTTTGCATTAGTTTCAAGTTTTGCTAAATCTTCACGGTATTCACGTGTACTTTCAGTTATTGCAACAGCTGCTCCAGCTACCCCCATGACCCCTAAAGTTGCATTTTTCATAAATGAATTCATTTTGTCAGCTTTTGTGCCTAAAAAATCAAATTCATTTGCGGTATCTTTGGCTTGATTTTCCAAGCCTTTTAAATCTTTCTCTGTTTGTATTATTTCTCTCTGTAATGACCGATACTGTTCCTCAGAAATCTTACCTTCCTTGAATTGTTTCTGTACTTGTTTTTCAGCATCTTTTAATTTTGCTAGTTTATTGCCTGTATTATCTATTGATTCAGCCAATAATTTTTGTTTCTGTGTCAATAACTCTGTATTTGTAGGATCTAATTTCAATAGCTTTTCTACTTGTTTTAATTCTGACTGCAAATCTCTACTAGTCTTATTTACGCCCTGCAAAGCTTTGTCTAATGGTGCAGTATTACCACCTATTTCGACAACAATTCCTTTAATATTACCTGCCATTGCTATCCTCCTCACCAAATTTTTCTTTTAATTTTCTTCTATCTGGTTTTGTTTGTTCAAGCATCCAACATCTATTAAGATATTCTTGTCCACTTTCAGTTTGCATATATTTGTATATGACTGCATCTCTTAACAATGTCCAATACTCATATATATCAAGCTCCACAACCTGTGCAAAATTAAAGCCTGTATATTCAGATACAAGTTTATCTTCTAAGAAATTTAATTTATAAAATCCCTCATCGTCAGTATCATCAGGACAACGAGGGATTTTTAGTTTGGGTCACTTTTTACACATTTTATCCATTCAAAATAGCTTGTGAGTAAGCTATTTATATCATCAATATCCATATTTTCCTCTATGAAATCTGATGTAATTTTCTTACCTTGCTTATTTTTACTTAGAGCCAGAGCCAAAGCTCCACACAAATTTTCAACAATGTTTTCTCTGTCTTTGGTCAAGTCAGTTATTTTTCGTAAAGTCTTTAATTTTGGACACTCTACGCTTAAAAATAAGCCATTTGTAAACTTTACATCCCAATATCTTTTGTTTATATTTTTCATGTCAAACATGTTATTTTCACTCCCTAAAATTTAGGGGCAATTAATGCCCCATATTATTAAACTACTGGTATATCTTCGGTATATCTAATTAATGTACCTTCTGTGTCCTGTGGCTGTGCCTTAAACTGTGCATCAATTACAGTTTCCTTGTTTTTAGCGAACGCTAATGTAAAACCTGACTGATTTTGACCAACAATTGTAACTCTAATATCACCATCTGTTACATCTTCGTGGACGAAATGAATAACATATTTCTTACCGTCATCATTAGCTAATCCACCTATTTTTACGGTTCTAACTCCTGATGCTTCTGTTACTCTTGCTGTACTACAAAGCCTTTTGAGTGTATCACCACACCATGTCATTATCCCTGACTTCAATGTAGCTTCCTCTTTTGTCATAATAACCTTAATAACTGTGCCAGAATCGTCCGTTGCCTCATAGAATTCAGGCTTATATTCTAAGCTTGCCCCACCTTGTATGTATCCCAAACGATTTGCATCAACTTCAATTACTGTATTTTCTGGCAGTGTTTCTGTGAATTCCATGCAATACAGTTTTCCACTACCTAGAACTATTTTTTCTCCATCTGTAGCCATATGTTTTTACCTCTTTTCCACTAGTTTGATTTGATAGACAACTTGATATAAACCCTCAGACTCAATATATGTTTCAGAGGTTTCATGATCAGTATCTATCTCACTTAATACTAATTCAATATTTTGTTCTGCTGTCAAATCCTTTTTAGTCGTGTATAATTCGATTTGATAATTTTTAAACTTTCCATGTACTTTTTCATCTGAGGATATGTTATCGTCAAAAGTTCGCAAATAAATAATATATGGTGGCACTGGTGGAGGATTATTTTCATCAACAATAAAATGATGATATGCTACAGGAAAATCAACAGTTTTTAGCAATTCAAATAGTTGTGCCTGTGTCATCCCTTCACCACCTTCTCTATTCTTTCAAGTAAATCTTGTTTAGCTTTTTCCTCATTTGGTTTTATGTGCGGTTTACCCTCAACCCTACCACCATTCTGTTTGACATGCCCATATTCTAAAAGGTGTGTAAGCTGATAATCAGTAACATTATATGTTTTTATCCTTATATTATTTTTATCTTCGTATTCAACTTTTGACCTCCACCCTTTAGCATACTTCCCTTTATTTTTTGGACTGTCGTTTTTAATATTTTTAGTCATTTCATTACTGACATTCTTGCATTCCTGTTTTACAGCCTCAGCAACTTCGTTAGAATAATAGCCTAATTCTTCTGCCAATAATATTGATAAATCATTAACACTTGCCATGCTATACACCTGCCTTAGAAGCCAAATAAAGCTCAATCCGCTCATTATCTCTTAGAAATGTTCTATATATTGAATATCGTTTTGCATTATATTCAACAATTTTTTCGCCGTTATAATCAAATTCAAATATTATAATTTTGAGCTGAGATTTCAAACCAGCTTGAGATGCTTGAAAATATTCAGTTTGTGAAATGCTATCTATATTACAAAAGACCTCCCTTAACGCCTCTTGAGGTATTTGATTACCAATACCATCTTCAATAATCGTATTACTAATAAGGAATATTATATCGTCTCGCAATTATAATCACCTGCCAAACTTAACGAACATTTAAGCATATCATATGATTTCTGATACTTTTCACTATCTGAATTATTGCCAAAATTAGCTTTTGAATATAGAATAACTGCCCTCTGTATTAGAGGGTCAGTTTCTTCTATTACATTCACACCTGCAAGTCTCAAATCAATCTTACAAGCTTCTATAATGGGCGTAATTTCAGTATCAAAAGCATCCGTTTTGATTCGTAGTGATATTTTGACATCATCTATTAACGCCATTGAAACACCTCATTACGCAGCTTTCTTGGTAACGGTAACTAGTGAATTCTTATCAACAGTTTTTCCGTCAACAAGCATAATTGCTTTTGTTACCATATCATCAGTGTCATTATCTTCATATTTTTTGACTGTCATTTGATAATTGGTATTAAGAACGTAATCTTTGGGATTGAACAAAAATGCAACAACAGTGTCCTCTGCAACTGTAGCAGCGTACGAAGACATATAATCATTAAGTATTACCTGTCTACCTAGCAGAGTTCTTTCAGGTTTTCCACCGATTCCATAATTCACTCTTGCAATTGGCTGTTTCTGGTCATCTACCATTCCAACAAAACCCATGAAAGTCTTTTTGGTCATGAACCAAACAGCATTATTCTCATATGAAAGCGGAAGAGCTGCTTCGGCATCAACTAGAGTTGAATACGCTAATTTTCCTGTTGCTGCGACTTCGACATCCTGACCACTTACAACAGTTTCTGTCAAGATACCTTTTGGCTGTCCTGCTCCTGTACCGCTTATTATAGCTTGTTCTTGTGCCTTTACCATAGCTTCAACTACATTGTTTACGAATGTTGATTCAAAAACTGGTAAAGCCATTGTGTCAGTTTCTAATGATACAGAAATAGCACATCTAAGCTTGTGATATGTAAAGGTTATATTAGCTGTTGTCTTTTTCTGCTTGTCAGAAGTAGCACCTTCAGCAACCCATGATGCGACTGGCTTAACGCTTGATGTTGGAATAGACAAGCCACCCTTGTATGCTGTTCTTGTTACCAAAGGCAAAATCATACCTGTTGCTTCAAGCTTTTCAATTATCTTTTCCATCACAGTAGTAGGTATTACTGTACCTATATCACTGGTTTTTGTGTTTTCATCTACATTACTAAACTTTGAAGGTATAACTGTACCCTTGATTACATTATTCATAAATGCTTTTCTATATTCAAGACTATCATACATATCAATTACATCAGTTTCTAAGCCATTTTCCAAAATATCCATAACTTTTCCCTCAATTTTCATACCCTTGTTTGTTATATCTGTTACTTTTGTTTTGTCTTGCATGGCATTTAAGTTTGCCTGTGCCTTACAAGCCTCTTCATATTTGTTATCAAGTGCTTCAATTTCCGCAGACTTTGTAGTAAAATCTTCTAACTTTCCTTCATTAATTAAAGCCTGTGCCTCATCCATTAATATTTTTCTGTCTGCCAAATATTTTTCTTTGTTCATATTTTCTTACCTTACCTTTCTTAAATTTAATAATTTTAATTTTGCTTGTGCATTTTTTAATAAAATATCCGCTTGATTTTTATCTTGCGGATTAATTTTTGAATTTCTTATTTTATCAATTACCGTTCTTGGCAGCATACCCGAATCATAAGAAGCCACTAGTTGATTAGATTTAAACGCAACTGAATCAATTAATCCTTTGTCTACCGCTTGCTGTGATGTCAACCAAGTTTCTTTGTCCATCATAGCTAGAGCTTCTTTTTCACTCATTCCTGTTTTGGCTACATAAGCCGTAGCAATTGCTTTGTTTGCTTGCTGTAGAGTTTCAGACATTTTATCCATGTCATGATAATCCCCACCAGCCATACTACTTACATTATGAACCATCAACATTGCGGTTGGTGATATGTCACTTTTTCCTGCCATTGCAATAACAGAAGCTGAACTTGCAGCAAGCCCTGTAACATGAATTTTTACATCACCATTATAGGCTTTTAGTGAAGAATAGATTTCACTACCTGCGAAAATATCGCCACCTCCTGAGTTTATGAATATTTCAACGGCTTGCCCATTTGCTTTTTCAAGTGCATTGTTTATATCTTTTGGACAAGTTGATTCCATATCGAAATAATCATAAATCCATTTGTCATCATTGCTAATAATAGTACCTTTCACATCAATTCTCAAAATAATTTCACCCCTTCCAAACTACCGTTAAAACCAATTGAAAGCTTAGTTGACTACGGCAGTATCTAGCCTTCTAATTGGTTTGTCTCCCCCTTCAATTGGTGCAAGTGACATTGTTTCTCTCCATTCGTTAGGTGTCATGGCACCACGGTCAACCATCTGCAATAAGCTAAGCTTTGTAGACAAACTAGCACATTGTAGATTACTTGCTTCAAAATATATCTTGTTGCCAAATCCACGCTCACGTCTTGAAAATATCTTTCTGGTATATTCACCACTAAGCTGTACAGAAATTGGTTCAATCTCGGCTTCATAATATGAATTCCATTCATCCTCTGTATATTTTGATTGTACTATTTTGTCGTTTGTATTGAAAAATGAATATATTCTTTGGGTAACTCTGTCTAGAATCAAAGCATTAGGAACATAATCTTTTGGCTCAATTTGCTTAATATCTGCCTTACTATCAACTGCCGCTACTCCCATTGTTGAACTTTCAAGCGACAGATAATTATCTACAAATTTTTGGGATTCTTTTTGTAGATCCTCTGGTCTCATTGCAGTTATATATTTCAAAAGCCACTTAATTACTCCACTATTTTTTACTGCCTTGATTATACCTTGGTCTGTGGTGTTGATAATTTCCATTAAGGATGTTAAGGCAGGGGCAGGACTCTCACCAAAAATATCATTGTCGTTAAAATCCTGTCTTAGATGAATGATATCTGTATATGGGAAAGTAGCACGTTTGCCGTTTTTAAAATAGAATTTCAAAAACAATTCTGCCTGACTAGTATAGATTGCTTCTATTGTTACAGCAGGAATGGGATAGATTTCAGCTGGATAGCCAAATTCATCTCTAATGATAACAGCAAAAGCATTATTATTAAGGGATAATTGTGTGGCTAACTTTTCCTGCATTACCTGACCTGTCATATAAGGATTAGGCTCTTCTAACAAAAATCTTAAATATGCATCAGGATTAACTTTAATTCCTGATGTATCTGTACGAATATGTTTAGCGAGTAGCTTTCCTATTGCTTTAGTTTTTGGTCTAATACAGGAGCGAACAATGTCAGATTGAAACAATACACCATTCCACATATAGAACCCATTGCCATTATCGGTTACCATTTCATATCTTGTTGTTGCTGGCGTTTTGTTAAAAATCTTATTAAATATATTCAATACTTCACCTCCTCAAAATTAAATCATACTTAAAAACTCAGCTCGCTTATCACATAACACCACATATGCATTAAGTAGAGCTGCTGTTCCATCAATTCTTTTTCTTACATCTGTTGTCTTACAAGGTTGAATATTTCCATTGATATCTGGCTTAACTTCAGTATTCAGTAGGCACATTTTGTCAATTGGGTTATTATTATAAACAATTTTATGAGCCTCAAAATCTGCTTTTAAGTCAAACATAGGCTGTGATAAGGTTATAACACCCTGTCTTATAGGTATCATTGTATTAAAACCAAACTCAGCTCTAAACTCTTCAAGTAATTCATCCGATATATGCCAAGGGTCATAGCCAATATACAAAGGATAGACATCTTCTATATCTCTCAGCTCCTTAAACCATTCTAGAAACACACGCTTATTAACTTTGTTTCCTTCGTGTGTTCTCATCAAGCCTTGTTTAACCCACAAATCATATGGAGCATTATCCCTTTCACGTCTACTTCCATCTATCCCTACCTTGTCAAGCACAGTCTCAGGTATCCAGTACATTTGCTTAATGTATAGATTATCATCGTTAGGTCTCATGCAAATTGCTTTTGCTGCGTTTAAATCTACACTATCTGCTGCATCGAATCCACCTATAAAATATCTAAATTTATAATCTGGAATAACTGCTTCGTTGTTAAGCTCTTCCCATCTAAGCCATGCGGAAGCTGAATTTTGTTTTAGATTAAAATCTTTAACTATTACTGTTGGCTTAAAAGCAGGGTCTTTTTTAGCTTTTTTCACACAATCCTTTAAGAAGTCAAAGCTTTTTATAGTGCCAAGCCCAGGGTTTGCTTTAATCCACATATCAGGTTTGTCCCACTCTTTGATGTCATCTAATTCATATATGAATGGAAGAAACCTATCATCTTTAATTGTTCCATCTAAAACGCCACAAGCATAGTCATATTGAGAATCAAAGATGTTATCCCTAACAAATCCATTTGTGGTAATACAAAAAAGCAGAGGCTGTTGGCGACTGCTCATGCTCTGCTTCATTAGGTCATATATATCTCTATTCTTTATGGCTGCTAATTCGTCTATGGTAATAAGGTGTCCATTAAGACCGTCTAGGCTATTACTATTGCTTGCTAATGCTTTTATGAATCCTAAGTTGTACGGAAAATACAAATCACTTTGTCGCTTTTTAATATTGCGGTATAATTCAGGTGACTGCTTAACCATTTTATGTGTCTCATTAAACCCTTTTTTTGCTTGGTCTAATGCTGTCGCTATGTTATATATTTCTGGAGCACCCTCCCCATCATTAGCTAGCATTGATAATGCCACTGCTGCCATCTCTGTAGTCTTACCGTTTTTTCTTCCTTCAATGGTCAAGGACTCGTTGTATTGTCTTAGGTTATTGTCATCAATAAATCCAAATATTGCTTGGAATTTTGCTTTTTGAAATAACTCTAGTTTCAATGGTGTGCCCAATTTTCCTGTCGGTTGTTTACAAAAACGCTCTATGAAATCTATATGCTTATTTGCAAATTCTTCATCGAAATGGAATTCTTGAGGGTTATAAAGCTTGTTTAAAAGTATTTCATAGACTTGTTTGATTCTTTTACAAGCCACAATCTTCCCATCTAAAACAGCGGTCCCATACTCTTCTAACCATGTCACTTAGCACCACCACCACTTACGTACTTTAGCAACTCATTTGAATCGCTTCCTGAGGACGGAGACAATTCAATTAGTTGTTTCATTATTGTTGAATAATTTTTAATCATAGTGTTATATACTTCAACCTCTGAACTCTTTTTATATCCTTTTTGATTTTGACCATTTTGGTACTCCTCAACACAGCCCTTTTCATTAATTACAAGCTGTAAATCGTCAAGTGTAATCGTCATAAAGGCCACATTCTCAATCAATGATTTAACTGTCTTTAATTTATTCTTGTCTATATTTTTGAATAGCTTAGTAAGTCTTTTTATCTCAGCCGATATTCGGCTTTCTTTCTCTATGTTTTCCAATATCTCACTTCCTTCATATACTACACCCCTCATGCGTGTATCACGCAGTAAAATTGTTGTCCACTCCTCGGTCTCCAAAAACCGCACTCCCACCTAGTTTTCAGGGGGGAGTACTGGAATTATATTACCTTCCTTGTCAAACTTATATCTTTGCTCTTTAAGCTTTCCACCATGTTCTTCTATTTCTGCATTGTGACACTCTAAGCAATCATATCTCAGCTTATTATGGTTAAGCGTTATGTCTGGATTATTAATGTTAGCAGGTGTAAGTTTCTCTGTATGGTGAACTATGTGACCCAATCTAATAATGCCATTGCTCAGACAAGTTTCACATAATCCATTAACACGTTTGATATATGCGTCTCTACACCTTTTCCATCCTTTACTATTGTAGAATTTCTTAGAAAACTCTTGTGCTATTAAGCCCGCCACCTTTCTATTTTTTGTTTTTATAAACGCATTCGTTGAGTCTGCATTTCTTATGGTAATCACTCCAATGCTTGCACTCATCCTTACACTTCGGAGTGTGAACCCATTTGATTATGTGTTTTGTTTGCCGTTTGTTATCTCCCATAAATTCACCATACAAAAAAGCCGCAGCTTATTTCGCTAACGGCTTTTTAAAAAACATA